ATCCTGAATCGGTGGGTATTCCGCTGCTCGTTGCAATCTGATCCCATGTTTAACGGCTTCAATCACGTCAGCATTATTACCTGCTGGAACCACGGCATCAAGATCGTGTGCAAATAGCGTCTTGCTTGCAACTTCGCTTGCTTCGTAGCTGATTACGCCATCCTCATCAGTTGAAGATGTGATGGCGTATGGAACGTACCACTGGCCCCTGATGAGGCGTGGAGTTGGTTGTTCGGAACCGAAGTTAGCCATTTGAAAGTGTCTCCTGTGGTTTTATTGTGCCGCATAAACGGCGATACGATGCAGCCTGTCAGCGTAGGCTTTTTCATAGGCTTCTGAAGCCTCTTCGGGGGAATTGAAAACACCAAAATGCTTGGTTTTGCCGTTTATGGTCATGCAAGCAGCCCATTTACCTGACTGCTTGTGCTTATACACTCCCCTGAAACCAGAGGAATTATTAGCCAAGCAGCCCGAGGCATTCCAGTTGTTTTCATTGTGATTCACAAGGCGGAGATTGGTGATGCAGTTGTCTAGTGGATTTTGATTGATGTGATCAACAAAAGCATTTTGCGGGTCAACGCCATAGTAAAGATACCAGGCAATGCGATGTGCTTGATAAGTCTTACCTTTAATTCCTACTTGCATCCATGAATAAGGTTTTTTACGGTTATGCTTTGTTGTTATTTTTGTACCAGCGGCAGATCCTGCTTTTGCTTTTGGGCCTACAGTTTTAATCCACAAAAGTTCACCTGTTTCTGCGTTGTATCGCAGAATGCTTTTAAGGTAATCCAAGGGTGGCAGTGGCTTGTTAACCATTTCGGGCCTGCATCTAGTTAGCCGCATAGCATAACCGAGACCCGAGGCGCGTGTTGGCATCGCCCGAATTCCTGCTCAGAAACAAGCAGAAGGCTCCATCCTGCGCACCAATGCTGGAATTGCCCCCCACATTGGCCCCACGCCACCCGGAAGAGGTCCAGAAAGCATCTCCCAGGTACGTCGTGCTGCTTGCTCCCGTCACAACAGACGGTAAAAATACATCTGCTAACGGATGGAGCTCTTTCTGGTATGACGCTGATCCAGTTGGAACTTGAGCGTAAAAGTCATAACCATCAGCAGTGTTGTCTGCAAAAGCTGTTTGATTATTAGTCAAATAGACCACTCGCTCATAAACGTTTATGCCGTCAACGAATTGCCACGCGCGACCATAAAGATTTTCAATGCCGCGATATGACATGTAATCATCAGCGTTGGAACCGTTATCAGTGCTGTTGACGCTGTGATTGCCATCACCATCACTTTGACCTGTTGTCACTCCATAAGTTGTGCCAGCGTCAGAGCCATTCCCAATCACTTTTTGTGAGTTGTAATCCTGAAACTCGCAAACAAGCAGTGTTTGAATAGCAGCCAGCTCTAAGTAAGACAATACATGCCATCCAGTGCCACGAGCTGCGGCTTCGGTGCGGAAGGTGTTGCGGGTTTGGCTGCGGGTATTTGTTTGACCGCTTACGCTAGATCCAGTGCCAGCATCGTCATAGGTGTGATAAGCCCCAAAATAGAACGCACTTTTGTAAGTACCGTCTGTCTTGATAAATGCAGGATGTGGCCGGAAACCTTGGGCAATAAGACCATCGTTACAACCCAATTTGACTTCACGGGTGTGAACACCATTTAAGAAGCCGTAACGCACGCTGAATGCAGGCACCTCAACAACCACTTGACCATCAGTACCTGTAAGGTCACTTGCTACTGCACCAGCGGCAGGTGTAGCAGTTGAAGTGGCTGCAAGGCATTCCCACAAGTACCCGCCATTCGTAACACGCTGCCCCACGGTGAACGTACCAGCAGCCCATGCCGGTACACCGACACGAAGTGAACTATTTGTGCTTTCACTAATTGTGCCAGTATAAGCAGTATCAAGTGCTTCAGTTTCTATAATGCGAAGCCAATCGCCTGCTTTCATGTCGCTGTCATCAGCGTCTAGGTAATACTGAACATCCCCAGCATCGTTAATGACACAACGACGCATTCGCGATTGAACGTCAATGTCTACCGCGCCCGTAAGGTCGCTGACTTTGATGCTGGTACCTGGCAGATAAAGCCCATAAGTATCATCGTCGTGGTCCCAGCCAAAGACTGCGGATGGAGTAATTTGCTCCCAGGTTGGGGCTGCACTGGATCCATTGGAGACAAGTACTTGACCTGCTGCTCCATAGTTAGCACCGCCTACGCCAATAGGGCCAGTGGTAGTGAATGTTCCGCCATTCTCTAGTTCAAGGTCACCGCCGACAGTGAGCTTGTCTGTCGTTTTGTCGTAGGTAAGACCGGCGTCACCACCTAGGGCTCCGCCGTCATTAAATTGAACCTGCGTGTCCGCACCGCCAGGAGTGGCAGCGCCGCCTGCTCCTACTTCGTCAAGGTTGCCGGTAAATGGGTTGAACTTATAGCTCATGACTAGACCTTAGCAACGCTGGAAAGGTTTCCACTGGAATAAGTCAACGTTAAAGTTGCTACCGTCGTTCCAGTGGCACCACCGAGTTTAAAGATTACGTCTTGACTTCCGGTAGCTGGGGTAGCTGCAGGGCTAAATTCGATGTAATCGTGGCCGGGTACTTCTAAACCTTGGACAACTGAGGCTGAATATGTGCCGTCAGGGTTTCTTATTAAACCGCTTTGTGTGCGTGCGGTCGTAGACATCGCTTAAGCCGCAGTAGAGCAATCTAGTGATAGTATAGCTAGTTTTCTTTTAACTAGTTCTCATCGTCCTCGACTTCGATCATTACTTCGATGCCGCTGGCAAGACGTACCATCAGACCCGCAAAATCCTCGGGGTCTTGGGGTGTCATGAAGGCAAATGAGGCTTCCGTGGTGCGGCTTTCGGAGTCCACTTCGAGGTGTGTGCAGAAACCGCTGACGATTCGGGTGCCCATTATTTTTGTCCCTTTGGTTTACGTTTTTTGGCTGTTTTGGCCGCTTTTTTGAATGCGTCAGCGGTTGGGGCGCCCTTTGAGCCTGGTTTGCGCATTTTTTCGTCCGCGCCACCCTTGATGCGCTTACGCTTGGCGTGGATATTGGCGTAAAGACCGCGTTTTGCCATGGAAATCGCGACAGCTGTTCATATTCTACTTCTTGGGGCCTTTCTTTCCTTTGGGCTTCTTCTTTTTGCCTTGGCCGTAGTGTCCGGGCATTGATTTACTCGCTGGGTTCAGCTGAATCTACCTCTTTTTGTGGTGTTATTTCGGCTTCGATTACGTCGCTTTGCGGTAGTTGCGCGGTGACTACTTTTGGTTCGACTTGGATATTTAGTGATGGAACTTGGACCGAGACTTGTTCGGGGGTGTTTTCGCCCAGAACACGTCCCAGGGAATCCAAAACTTGCGCGGCGACTTGGTAGTGGCCTTTTTTCATGGCGGCGTGGACGACGCGGAGACGCATTGTTTGGATGCGGCCCAGCATTGCTTCGCGGTCGCGGATCCAGTCCTCTTCGGTCCAGCTTTTTACTTGGTCCCAGTCGCGCCAGGCAGTGGGGATGCTTATTCCTTCGCGGGCAGAATGTTCATATACGATTTGGCGCACGCTGTGGCCGTCAAGTTGGTGCCGGTACATGCGGCGTTGTCGTGCCTCGATGTATTCTTGGGCGCGTTTATCACCACGGGTTCGCTTTTTTGGGCCTTCGTAATTAACCATTGGTTTGTGTAGCTCAGTACAACCTATATGAAGTTTTGCCCATTACGCCTGCTTTTGCCAGGTTGAATTGTTGTAGGCATAAGTAACCGAAAGCGTCAAAAGCATGGTCTACGCCAAGATTTTTGTTCGGTAGGCCCGTTCCAGGGGCATAGGTCAGGCTGCGGAAGGATTTGATTAGTTCCTTGCAGCGCGGGTGGATGAAGCAGCGGCGCGTTCCAGTGGCATCTAAAAGCGCGGTGTTGACGGCGGTGATTTTGTCGCGTACTTTCCATGGGCTGCGGGGTGCGCAGACGCGGAATCCCGATTTTCGTAAAATGTTGTGGTCTGTTGCGCCTACACCTTGCGTTTTGCGGGCGCCGCCTGTTGGGTCCGGGCAGGCCATGATGCGACGTTCCAGGCCGAAGCGGCGGATTACTTCTTCTGTGAAATCCCAGGTGGTGGCGCCGCCGGTTAGGTGGATTTCGTCGAAAACGTAGAGGGTGTCGTTGTCCGTGACGGCGCAGATTCCTGTCATTGGGTCCACGTTGAAGTCCACGCCCAGTAGTAATGGGAGGATTGGGATGTCCTTTGCGGTGGTGCTGATGTTGGCGTCGCTAAATGAGACGGCAACGAGGCCGGATAGGTTTTCAAAGCTGGCCTCGAACTCTTGGCGGAAAGTTCGGGGGTCGAGTTGGCCTCGTGCAGCTTCGATTTCCTCCGGTGGAACGTTGCCGCCTTCAATCGTAGTGAAGCTCCACCGTTTCCAGTTGGCGTCGCCTGTGATGCAGTACTGCCATAGCTCGTAAAACCAGCTGGCCGTTCCATCGGGGGTGGAAATAAATAAGGCCCAGCCCTGTTTGTCGGCTAGTGCGGGGCGGATTACCTCGAACCAGACGGCGGCGTCCATAAATGCGGCTTCGTCGAGGACTACGCCCGATAAACTGCGGCCTCGTAGCGCCATTGCGTTTTCGGTGCCCTTTAACTCAATCGTGGAACCGTTGACAAGTTCCAGCTTGAGGTCCGTTTCGTTCTTGGATTTGATCCACGCCGGGGGAACAATACGTTTCATAACTTTCCAGGCAATGTCTTTTGCCATGCGGTAAGTCGGGGCGCAATAAAAGAAGGTCTCGCCGGGTGCGGCAATCGCTCCACGCAATAGTTCGATGCAGGCTAGGTACGACTTCCCGAAGCGGCGGCCTGCTACCAGTACGCGAAAACGCGCATCGCTGTTGAAAACTTCACCCTGCGCGTGCCGTAGCGATAGTGCGGGTGGTGTACGTACAGCCATATCACAGTAGAAAGTATTGGGTGCGTATTTTTTTTGGGGGCCTGTACTACAGGATAGTTGACTTTTGGTGGATACCCCCTTAGTATTACAGTAACAGATGTTTCCCACGTACCAGCAGGTTCCCTATGTCCTTTTATTGGCCGCCCTTGTTGCGAACCCGCCCCCCTTGTTGAGAACGGGTCGATTAGTAAAAATGAACTACCGGCGCAGGGTAAACCCTTCTCCGTTCCGGTAGTACAGTTGAACCAAGAGGCGCAGGGTGAACCCTTCT